AAAATCCATGCTACCTGAAATAGAACCTTCACCTGATACATCTGGCTGTCCACTATTGTACTTAACACGTGGCAAGTCGATTGTGTATGAGTTGCCGTCTAAGTCTGTTAACACTAACTGTATTGTGCTTTCGGTTTCATTAAGGAACTTCTCATATAATGTTTTGTCCTCAAAGTATGTTGTAAGCGTACCAGTTAGTCGTGACTTACCTATAGATGGTCGTTGTGTGGTTTGGCTGCCAACTGCAAACAGTGGCTCTATGCCGTTCTCTAGGCTTAGCTCGATAGATGTTACTGTTGATATTGCTGAGCCACCTTCCTGTATTGAGCCTGTGAAGCTATCAAATGGCTTGTTAGTACTATCTGCGGCATAGCTTGAACCTGTTATTGCAGATGTTCCAATAGATAAGTTCTGCCCTACAACGCCAAAAGTTGCCTCGACCATTGCGTTAGGTGATACAGATAAGCTTAATGCGTTAAACTCACAACCTGTGTTTCTATGCCATTCTGGTGCGCTTAAATCAGCAAATTTACGCTCGATAGTAAATGAACGACGTGTTGTACCTGCTTTAAGAACGTTAGTGTTCCAAGTTCCGCACATAACAGCTTCTAATATATCGTCAAATGCTTCATATTCTAGCTCAGCTGATACATCGCCACTGACTGACTTGTTACCATGTCTGAAATCTTCTACTTGTCTGTCACCCCTTAGCTTTTCGCTTTCAATGCCATCTTTGCTGATACCAAGTGATGTGCCTGTATTCGCAAAGGGTTTAAATGATGGTGTTGATGGTGTTGTGCCATATGTCGTTTCCGCAATATAGGCAATGCTATGTTGTGCTCCGTTTGCTATAGTCATACTCTTGCTCCTGTGTATGCGTTAATATTTACGGAAACAGGAACGAAAAACCATGCCCCGTCGTTTATTGCAGGACCGATACTAACCGACCTTATGCGCAATTTCAAATTATTATAAGTTAGCACTGTTCCGCGCTTAAAGTGGTCTGCTACATTATCTGTAAGTGTTGACCTACCAGAACCCCTTGGACTTACTACATCTATTTGATATATGGCTTGCGTTTCATCTTTGCCATTAGAACCTAAGCTGACCTGTAATGTGTCTGCTGGTATAAAGCTTGCACGTAAATATGTTGTGTTTCCTACTGGCTTATAGGTTATGTTGGGATATGCAATGTCATAACCACCTGATAGTGTGCTTAGTTGCGTATCCAGTGCAGCTTGCATATCATTAAAGAACGTACTCATCTTCTTGCCTTGCTTTGTGCCTTTGTTATAGCCTCATTGTATGTCAATAATACTTTTCTCACAATGCCTGTAGGTGCTTGTGTACTATGCCCAAACTCTAGCTCGATTGCATAAGGCAAGTTGTTTGTCATATAAAACGTATTGCCAGCTTGCAATGCTTCTACTGCTTTCATTAATCGTTCTTGTGACTTACTGCCTGTCTTATCTTTCCGCATAGTTACTCTACCACTTGGCCTATCCAGTGTTGATTGCCATGCTCCTCTAAACCTACCTCCAGTGTAACCTTTTGGCTTCTTTGCTCTAGGGTTAGCCTGATACTTTTTCCATAGCTTATAGTTACCGACTGGACTTGATTGTATTATATCACTGCCCATTGAGAATATAGTGCCTCGTACTACATCTGTATTCTGCAGCTGCAACTTTTCAACTAGCTGTCTAAATTCTTTGTCTGTTGTTGCTCTTGCCATTACTTTCTCACCTGTAAGTTAGCAGCAACAATATCACTGCCGTTAGGTCTTATCTCATCAACATTAATAACTTTAAATATATCGCTACCAATAACAACTGTGTCATTTATCTCATAGCTGTGACCTTCAGCAAGCATACGTCTGTCACCTTGCAGCACTGTCTGACCAGCTCTGTCTGCGTCTGTATAATCAAACACACAAGCATACTTTTTATATGTAGCTGTTGTCTGTGCTACTGAACCTGTAGCTGGATTGTATGCGCCATCAGTTGTACGTGTAAACGTAAACTCCTCACCAAATCTTGTAATGAGTGCTTCTGCTGACTTAGTGATTGGCGTATAATTGTAAGCCATAATTATGCACGCATAACTGTGTTAGGTGATTGTACTAACTTTCTCAAAGCTCTTGTTAATGCAGGCGTCTGTCTTTGTTGCCCTGCTGTATCTTTATATGTGATAGATATAACATCAACACTTTCGCTTACAACTTGTCTATCTATTGGGTCTTGCTTACTATCACCATCAATAACTGTTTTAACAGCTTCATATACTGCAACCTTTAGTTCATTTGGTATTGTACTAGCATCTAAGCCAAAGCCATCGATAACTACATTAACTCTTGGCCACTGTAATGATTGTGTTTCTGTTTCTTTAAAGCCTATAAAGCTCAAGTCCTCAATGTAATCCATTGCACGCAAGATATATGCATTAACATGATTGTCACTACTATAGTTTATATTTCTTGCATCTGCCCAAGCCTTAAACTCTGCTAGGCTAACATATGTATTAGCATTTGCAACGCGACTACCATCTTCAACAATTAGTGTCATTGTTTAAGCCTTTTCGTAACCGCCTGAGCGATAGTTTTCTACTTCTGTGGGATGTACGTCTGCGGTCTTGCCGTCTTTGCGTACCATTTTAACTGTTTTAGCCACTTTGGGCTTGGCAATCTTCTTTGCGGGTTTCTTCTTAAATGCCATTTTATTTACCTCGCTATGTTATATGTGAATAAAGGGACGGCAAATGCCGCCCCCTGTCATCAGTCTCGACTAACCGAGAAGTGTTGCTATGAAGTCTGGCTTCCAAGCTTTTACACCCCAAGCTACTGCAACCTCAATCATTGCCTTACGATATCCCTTGTACATACGTACTTCGAATACCATGCCTGAGTGCGGGTCTTGCACCAAGATAGCGTCATCTGCTGTGTCTCCACCTTCTGGGACAGCAGGTGCTCTAACAGCTAATTCTAACGCACGTCTGTGCATTGCAATGTTTGCTGTATATGAGTTACCGACTGAGATAGCGGCATTGTCTGCGGCAGCTGAACGTAGTCCAGTTTTACCGATAGAAAATGAGCCACCAGATAGTGCAGTGTTTACGCAATACTTATTGCTATCACCATTGATTGTAATGATGTCACCTTTAAGGATTGTACCTGAACCACCATCTGCAGCAATTGATGTATCGCCAATAGCTGAGCTAGCGTCGTTTACAAGATAGCTAGTGCCAGTACCTTTAGTGTGTGACTGCACTTGTGCGCTCTCACGCATTGCAAGTCCTTGTAGGTCTAACAATACACCTTGTCTTAGCAAGTCACTTGAACCAGCGTCTGATACGCTTTGTAGTGTAGCTAACTGACGTAGGTTTGTACCTGCAACTGAGTTCATTATCAGTGAACACTGTCCGTCATTTGATGGCATACCATTGTCGACTAAGATTTGACGTATTTCAGCTACGTCACCAAAGTTCGAACCGAATGGTGTAGTTCCTGCTGTATCAAAAGCACGTGAAGCGTTCTGATAAGCTTCTGTTGCAAGGTCTACTTCAATCTCATTTGATAGTGTACGCATTGCTTGAACAAGTTGGTCGCCATAAACAGTCTCAAAGCCAATACCATTGTTAAGGTGTCTTACATCTTCTCCGGTGTAAGGGATTTGTACTGCACGTGACTTAGAGATTGACAGTGTTTTACTATCTACAGTTTGGTCTGTTCCTTCTGGAATAGTCATGCTCTCTGCTACGTCAACAGCTGATGCTTCACGTGTGAATGATGCACGAACTGTATCGCCTTTAGCAACTCTCTCTGAGCCGTCTGCGTTGATTGTTGATGCAGGGATAAAGCCTACTAGCTCTCTACCTACTACGTCTGCGGCCTTATATATATCAGCCGCCAAGTTTGTTAATACATTTGCCATTTTGTCGGCTCCTTTGTTTGTATATTAATCATTGGTTATTTTGCCGCCTGACTTGATATAATGCGCTCTTTGACCTTGTGACATGCCATCGAAGTCATTACGACTTATCTCTTTACCACGCTCGGCACTACCTTGCGTTCTTGTGGCACTGCCACCTGATGATTGTGAACCATCAACTAAAAAGGGATAATTAGTTTTTATAGAACCTGTTAAGTCCTCCAGCGTTGATACAGTTAATGCACCAGACTGGTCTGTTACCCTAAGCTCGCCATCAACAATAGTAAGCCTCTGGCTTATCTGCTGTTGTAACAATTCTGCTCTGCCAGTGTCTTTTGTCAATCCACTCGCTATCTTACCTGCTTCACCACTAATACGACTTCGCGTTATATCAGTGTTCATTTTCTCAATCGTCCCACGCAATGTATCGGCCTCTGCCTTTTGCGCTTCGAACAACTGCTTGTAATCGTTCTCTGCCTTTGCCTTACTCTCGGCTTGGGCTTTTGCTTCGGCTTGAGCTTGCTCACGCTCCTGTTGCGCTCGCTTTTTCTCACCTAATAACTCATCTACCTTAGACTTAAGTCCTTTTGTTTCGTCGTCTAGCTTACTCTTTATAGCCTGATTTACCTTTTCCGACAAAGCATTTTTTACATCGTCCTCTAGCTCAATTCCTTCAAATAGTTCATTAGTCATGCTGTAACCTCCAGTTTGTTAGCATTATGTGGCTCTGCCACGATTAGTAAAATATCCCATTAGCTTCTGGGTCAATCTCAACATAGGGTATATTGCTATCAATTGCATCTAAAAACTGCTCTATGAACCATTCCTGTGTTTCTTGCCAAAATTCACCATATATGACCGGCTCATATCCAAATTTATCTTTGTGCAACTTAACTGCAACATCATATGCGTTTTGTACCATTTTGTATCCTCTTAGTTATATCTCAAATAGTCGTTCACTATATCATCAAATACTTTGAATAAGTTGGGGAACATCTCTTGTGCTTTTTTACCTGCTGCTGTGTTTCTTTTGCCATGCAGCAAGAATATATTAGCGAATGTTTCTGTCTCTTTTGCACCACTACGTCGATAGTAACCAATACCATGCCCACTCATTAAATTGTTATTTCTAAATTGTCCTAAACTCATAGCATCTAATATATCTTCAATGTATCCCCAAGCGTCATCACTATATTTATCCTTATGTTTCAATCTATATCCTCTTGGCACACTTATTCGCTCATATGTTTCTTTATGCCAAGCTCTACCGAATGCATCTTTTTCTGTTTTGTTTTTCCATAATGCTTTTCTGTCCTTCTTCAATGCCTCCATAAATCTAACATCTTGTTTAGATATGTAAGCAATGCTGTAACCTCCAGTTTGTTTGTTCTTTGCTTGTCCTAGTATATCGTCAATGTAGTGGCCATATTCATGTGTAGTCACCAATTTATCTTTTACAACATTGCCATATTTAATATTTATTCTGTCCTCATATCCTGCGTAATAACCACCTCTTTTTTTACTGACGCTAAATCGTTTTAACTTAGGTGCTTTAGCTACAACCTGTGCAGTCAATGTTGATAGGTTTGGTAGCAATGCACTGTACATATCTTTCTTTATTTGTTCAGCTGTGTAACCACTAACCTCTGATACTATCTGTGTCTCCTCGAATATCTCTTTTAATGCCTTCTCTATCGGTGTTGCTTTAGGTGTTACAACAGCTGCCTGTATTACTTGCGCTAACGGCACGCCTCCGGCTCCTCCAGTGCCACCCATGCTGCGCTCTAATGCACGTAACTGCGCTAAGCTTAATGGTCTGCCATTTGCATCAACAAACTTATCTAGTTTAACCTTACCTGACCTAAATATACTGGCTTTGCCCTTGCCTAACACTTCGTCCTGAAATGCTTTAGGTTGCGTCCTGAGCCACTTTGCATAATTTGTGTCGTCACTAACCAGCTTAGCCTTGTTATCAGCTCCCACGCTCGGTCTAGTACCTTTAACGTCCTTTCCTAGATTAAATTCTGGCTTTACTATATAACTTATAGTGCTTCTGCAGTTAAAGTGTGCTGGTGGCTTCGGGTTCTTCTTTAAGTCCTTAAATATCTTACCATCTAATCCCATACAAATAAGACTGGTGAAGCTGTCCAGTGTAGCAACCCATTTGTAGTGGCTAATCACGTCGCTGTTCTCACGCATAGTTGTTGTCCTTGCAACTGTACTAACGCGATTGACTATCGTCCTAGCTAGTGTGCCTGCTTGTCTGCGCTGCGTCATACCTATTCCGACGATTGCTTTGGTTATATTACTTGTTGTACTGCCTTGTATTATGCCGTCGCGTATCTGCTGGATTATCTGTGTCTGTTTCTTGGTGTCAAAGTTCCTGAGTGCATTAGCTATTGTATAACCCCTGTTAGGCTCCAGCTGCATTACATCAGTAAACATAGCAGCCTCTAACAGCTGGGAACTAGGCAAAGTAAAATTGGCATAGTTACCTATGTTCTGTCTTAGCAGCTCAGTATTAAACTCTGCCTCATAGTTAGCAAAGTCTATTATCTCGTTGTATAACTTAGCCTGATAGTCATCTGACAGACGTGTCATGTAGTTCTGCATGTCTGTTAGCTGTGCTGATAGTCTTGCTTGTGTGTATACTGTGTTGTCACCACGACCTAGCTCACTGCTGATGCCTCGTATAAGTCTCCTTATGTAAGCCTCTGCCTCACGCTCACGACCTTTTGCATATCGTTGCACGAATATCTGATGCCTTATAAATGCACTTTCTAGCGTATCATTAACGCTCATAAGCTATTTCTTTTTGTATTGCCTTGGCTTTGCTTTAGTCTTGCTTGGCTTCGCTTTAGCTTTGCCAGCTGTCTTACTTTTGTTTTTATAGGGCATAGTTCCTCACCATTTAACCTTCGCTGACCAGTATGCTGCGCTCATTTTACCTTTTGCTATATTCTTAGCATGTCTTGCCTTAAAGCTTGCTCTACGTGCCTTAGATGCCTTGCTTTCACCCTTTCTAGCTGGTGAACCCTTAACGCCTTGCTGTCCAAAGCGTATTATCTTTTCCTTACCACCTTCACATGCCTTAACGACGTGTGATTTGGTTGCGTGGCTAGGTGTACGCTTAGGTGTGTTACACTTCATTTTAGACTTATCGATTTGCTTAGCCATTTTATTACTCCAGTGGTGACAAGTCACCTAGCTCATCACGCACATCATCTAGTGTTCTGTCTGCATCAATTAAGCCACCTGATTTAAGTCTATCAAATATATCTTGGCTGCTAACTATCTGTCTGTCCAGTAGTGTGACCAAGCTCATAATTGTTTGTGGGTCAACTGACTTATCGTAAAACTCTCTGTTGATTGTAAATACGCAGTCATCAGTTGGTGCTCCCATATACTCACCACACCAATAAATGCATGTCTTGATAGCTGATGATAAGTTGCCTACAATGTCACCTAGTAC